TCCTGAGGCTTATTACCAATTTGTTATGGATTATGCGCCTTATGTTTATGTTATTCCGCTAGACACTCCAGATCCTGAACATGGAAGAGCAGCTTTTGCAGCAGCCTTCGCATTAGACTTCCTCTACGAAGCCTATTCTAACGCGCAGTTCGAAAGTCGAAAAACAGAAATTAACAACAAAATCGTGGGCCTTGCCGACTGGATTCTAACCCAACAGTGCACAGAGAGCGGCAAACATGCCTACGGCGGTTTCAAAAGCAACGAAAACAGCGCGTACTATTACAGTGTTGACGCTTGCCGCGTTATACCTTCGCTTCTAAAAGCCTACGAGCTAACGGGAAATACCGCCTATCTTGATGCTGCTAGGCTGGCTGGCGCCACATTCCTCTACAACATGCAACACAAACCTAGCGAACTTGGCATACACGGCAAGTATTATGGCGGCTTCGCAAGAGCCGTAACAATTGCGGATGCATGGCTTCAACAGATGGACGTCGAATGCCTTTATGGGCTTGTTGGCTTGAAAATGCTCTGCGATTTTGACCCTTCAAATGTGGATAAATACCAATTGATGATGAATGATGCAATAAGCCTTTATCGTTCTGGCTTCGAAGGTTTTTACCTTTACTATGACCCGCCGCCAAGTGGAGATGCAGATTGGCACCGTGTTGGCTTGAACGAAACTGAAATTTTTGATGACCCTTTCGCTTATGCTTTGCTTGGACTTTACAATCATGAAGGCTGGAGCCTAACGGTTCAGAAAGTCTACAATTTCCTAAACTCCATAAAGGCTTCTGCGCAGTATCCAGCCTACAACTCAGCCATATGCTGGGCAGGCTACATAGACGTTGTTTCGCGTTTCCCAGCCTGCAACTATTACGACGCGGTTACAAGCGGAATCTTATGGAAAATCCGAAAAGGTCATGACAAGCCAAGTTTCGAGTTTAGCATGAAAGTAATCGACAAGCATCAGGACGAGTTTATGTATTGGGGTGTAAAGCACGCAGACTACAGCCCGGTGGAAAACAAGAAGGCTATGGCAACCGTCTGCTGGCTCGGACTTCTCTACCTAAATTACGAAAACCCTGTAACTAGGCTTACGCAAATTCTGCGTTCAAAAGGTGAGGATGTAACACTTTATTCCATCATAGAAGCTGCAGAAAAAACAAGCTATGGAGAAGCCATAAACACAAAAGCCATAGTTTCTCCAGCCCGCATCGAAGAAGTACTCATAGAACCTGGATACATTTTAAACGATTACATCACAGTTTACACGTTCACACCGTTAAGACATCGTGACAAAATAAGCCGTAAAGGCGAATACTACGAGGTTTTAGGTGTTCAAGCCTTCGATTTTGCTGGCGAGACTGCCTATTTCAAAGCGAATTGTAGGAGGCTAATTGGGCATTGAGCGAATTAGAAGACGCAGTTACAACCGTCATTAGGCTTCTGCAAAAGAACGTGCAAGTTGTGAAAGACGATGGAGGCGCTGCCCAGATTCACGTTAGCCGAGAGTGGTATGACCGAGAGCTTTTCAAGAACTATGACGGACAAATAACTGTCGGCTTGGCGGAAAGCCAAGACCAAAAAATTGAAATGTCAGGAAGGATACGCAAGCGCTTAGGCTCTTTAAGGGTTAATGTTTGGGCTACAGATAAGCCTGCATCATCCGATTCTGGCAAGCTTATGCGAAACAAGCTGGTTGAAGAGGTTAATCGCGTTGTAAGGGAAAACCGCAAAAAACCAAATGTAACTGAATACGGTTTTGCCGGTTTAGGCTATCCAGAAGGCGACCCTCACAAGGCTTTTCAAACGGGCGCTTCAACTGAGCCTACTCCCGATTATAGCGGTTGGACCGAATTAGCAAGCGTTGAGTATGAGAAAATCTGGTACAGCGATGACAACCGACTTTCCAAAAGCCATAACGTTAATGGCGAATATGCCCTAATGCTTTTTCGCTTTAAAGTTGATTCTCGGGAAAAGGCTGTTAAACAGATTGTTTTATCTTTTGAAGGTTATGGCACGGCTCCAGCTGGTAACGGTGTCACTGTAAAAGTTTGGAATCACGTGGGCCAAGCTTGGCAGCACGTTCAGAGTGGAACAGGCGGAGCGGATGAAACAATAACTGTTACGATTATCTTAAATCTGACGGATTACATTGACGATGGCGGCTATATTTGGCTTCTCGCGAGGACCACAAACCCAAGCGATGGAGCAACCCCAGCCACACTATATTGCGATTACGTGAATTGTACGATAACGGTTAACGGAATCACATACGTGGATGTTGCCAGTTTTCGCGATGTAGACCTGGTTGATGTTAAACCCTTCATCTTCCGCACTGAGTTTACCTTGAAATCATGGTCCTTCGAGGACATTGGAGTGTGAGAGAATATGCCAGATACATATGGAGCCCATGAATGCCGCGTCTACTTTGTCCAAGAAACAAACTATGGAGAAACACCTGCAAACCCATCCATGCTTGGCATAAACGCAGAAAACGTGGAGCCTTCTCTAGACCCAGACTTGATACAGGTTAGAGGCGTTGGAAGCAGAGACCTTCAAACCATTAAGAAAGGTTTGAGGCAGGCAAACCTTAAAATTGCCCATCTGTTGCCCTTTGATGCTCCCATATCCTTCATTCAACACGCCCAAACGTTAAACTCTCTAAGCGTTCAAGTGCTATACCATAAAGGCTTATTCGCCAGCGCAACCGACATCATAAGTTTGCTCTACAAAGGCTGTAGGATAAACAAGCTAACAGCCGAATGCAGCCTCGAAGAAGTCATTAAGGCAACCGTTGAACTCGTCGGAAAAGACGTTACCGTTGGAACGAGCAAAATAACTGGCGCAACCTATGCCGACTACGCGGGTGCAATTCCATACAATGAAAGCTATGTGCAGAACGGGGCAGGAGACGGTTCAGGCTTAACAGCACTGGAAAGGGCAACAGACTGGAAGTTTACAATAGAAAACAACTTAAAACCCGTGCCAGTCATCCGCTCGACTGACGGCCACCTACTCAAGTATTTGCCAGCCAGACACCGCAACTTAACAGGCGAGTTAACCTTCGAGTTTGAAAGCAAACAGGAATACGATGACGTAATAAACGACAGCGAGTTCAGCCTAAAATTTGGTTTAGGCAACACAAACAATGCCCTATTCAAGTATTGCAGATGGGAAAGTGTTGCCACGCCAACCCGTATAGAAGACCTTGTCAGCTTAAAGGCTGTGTTTGTTGCACGGGATGCTGTCATAAGCTAAACAGAGGCTACATTAATGCAAACAGAAGTTTTGGAGCTTGATGAACGGTTCGGAAAAGAGTATGCAGGGCGTTATGTCTTCCAGGAGATTAGCTGGGCTAAGAGGTCGAGGATTATTCAGAAATACACGAAGTATCACCCAACATCAGGCCATATTATCAACAGCGATTTTATCGCTATTCAGGCGGAAACCATTTGTGCCTCGCTCATAGAACAGCCACAAAATAAGCCCGTAACACTCGAAAAGCTACTCAACGAAAGTGATGGCATACCAATAGGCTTAGGCGAGCTCTTCAGCCAAATCGTAAACAGGCTCTGCAGCGTAACCCAAGAGGAAACACTTTTTTTATCAGAGCAATCCGCAGACAAAAGCCGCATCCAGCCATCACAGACTTCCGCCTCTGCAAAGAATTCGGCTGGACACCAACACAGCTTGCAAAACAGCCAGCCAAAACCATCCAAAAATTCATCGCAATTTTAAATGAAATGGACAGGCAAGCGGGGGAAGAAAGGCAAAAAGCAGAGAGGGAGACGAAATCGCGTGTCCGTTGAAGTTAATGTTGCAATAGACGGCGTTGAAGAATTTAAGGCTGCCATGCAACGCTTTGATTCTGCCATGCAACATCACGTGCATAGGCAATTAGCCAGCTGGGCTGAAGACGTTAAAGCCTATGCCAAGCAGCTCGCCCCAGTGAGAACGGGTCGTCTACGAGGCTCAATTTACGCTAAAATCCAAGGGTGGGTGGCTGAAATAGGTGCAGAGGCCGCCTACGCAATGTTTGTTGAGTTCGGCACTCGCTATATGCAGGCCCGTCCTTATCTTTTTCCAGCAGTTCAGGAACATCTTCCGAGGCTTGAACAGATAATTTGTGAAGCGATTGATGCAGCAAAAAGGGAGGCTGGCTTGACATGAGTTTTAGGGAAATAGCGGTGACCATCCGTGCTGTTAATCGTGCAAGCCACGAGTTTGCGAAAATACAGTCAGACGCTGAAGCCTTAAGTGTGAGGATAAAAAGTCTTGGAGCAACTATCGCTGGTTTAGGAGCTACAGGAACAGCTATCGGTCACATAGCTCATCAATTTGGCTTGTTAAATGATGAGCAGGCTCGAGTTTTCAATTCAGCCATGATGGTTATCACTGTTATGGGCATGTTTATGCGGACAAGTTGGGGCGTGGCCATAGCCCAGAAAGTTTATGCCGCCGCCTGTTGGATTGCAACTACTGCTCAAAACGCTTTAAACATCAGCTATGCAACTTTTCTGGCTTTGACTGGTGTTGGCGTCGCCGTTATTATTGCGGCTGCAGCTGCCATGTGGTACTTCGCTTCGCAGATGAATGCTGCAACAGCAAGCGTTCAAAGCTTCAATGAAGCTGCTGCTGAAATGCCCGCATATACTCGTAGTGTTCGCAGGGTCGGGGAAGAGGAGCTGTATAGGCGAGGTGTTGAATAATTCATGAGTGTTGAAATTCCTAAAGTTGCCGTTGCTTTTGGCGCGGTGACTCCGCCTCAAGGTGATGTTATAGATTTACGTGTGTATTTGGGATGCACAAAAGAGGTTGGCAGTTTTGAGGTTTTACTTCAGAATTGGGATAAAAAGTATAGTCCTGGCGGGTCTTATCCCATAAATGTTGGCATGGACGGGCACATAGACATAGGCAGAGGCGCAAATGTTCCGCAGATAATCACTTGTCGTGTTGAAAGTGTCAAATATGAATCTTCACCAACCGAGAACTATTTGCGTGTTGCCGGGCGGTGTTGGGGTGAGAAGCTTTTTCGCAGAGTTGTAACAAAAACTTATGAGAACAAAAAGGGTGAAGAAATAGTCAAGGATTTGATAGATTATTATGCGGGTTTAGGTCATGTTAGAAACTCCACAGAACTTGTAGAAAACACTGACACAACTTACACTAAACTGGACTATGAAGACACGCCTGTTTTCGATGTTCTCAAATATATTGCTGAATCAGCAGATAAAACTGGCGTTATCGGTTTTGATTTTCGTGTTGCTCCAGACGGCAAGTTCGAGTTTTTTGCAAGAAACAGCAAAACTTCGCCGGTAAGCCTTAGCGAGAAAATCGAGTTTAGCGAATATCGCAAGGATATTCACAGGGTAAGAAACAAAATCGTGGTTTATGGTATTGCAGATAAAAGTGATCCAGCCGACAAAGATGCTTGGACTGAAAGCTTAACACCAGCAGATGGTTCATGGAGTGCCGTCGCAGGCGAAGTAACCCTTGATACGACAACGAAAATAAAGGGTAATGCGAGCATCAAAACCTACACTGCAAGTAATTATTATGCAGGCTGCAAGTTCACATTAAACAGCGGCAAAGATGTCAACGCAAATTTGTATCCACTTTTGCGTTTCTGGGTTAAACGCGACAATGCCTTCAATGGAAACTTGAACATTATTCTTTACGATGCGGCGGATAAATCCGCTTCGCACATGGTTAACGTCGGACCTGACAAGTGGATTCAACAACAAGTTAAGGTTGGCTCTGAAAATGCAGACATCTGGGACGTTGAAAGCGGCTTTAATTGGACTCAAACAAAGACGGTTCGTTTTGACTGCTGGTTCACGGACACTGGAACTGGCAGCTTTTGGGTTGACGGCTTACTTTTTGGCGGACGTAGATACAGTTCGATACAAGAGGATAGCGCAAGTCAGACAAATTATGGCTTAAGAGAGCTTGTTGAAGTTGATGAGGAGCTTTACAGCGATAATGAATGCATGTTAAGGGCTAAGGCTTTCCTTAACTATTTGAAAGACCCAGCAGAATATCTCACAGTTAGAAGCACAGTCATAGACTATGGCATTACTCCTCTTTTGCCTGGCGACAAAATCCATGTGACATTGCCCAACGAGAATGTTGATTCTGACTTTCGCATCTTAAACGTTGAATACCATGTGGATGCTAAGACACAAACTCTAGAAATAACTTTGGAGTTGGGACGGGAACAGCCGCTTTTGGCTGATTATCTGTACGTTTTGCGCAGTAAGACGGACCATTTGAGCAGGCATAAAATTGCGAGGTTGATTTAGGATGAGTGTTCCTTATGGACGATATGAAGAGGCTTTCAAAGCCATTCACAG